CAAAGAACAAGTAATTCCTAAGAGAGCAGTCGGTGAATTGAACCATCCAGATGGTCCCACTGTAAACTTAGACAAAGTATCCCATCGCATTACCGAACTAAATTGGTCCGGTAATAACGTGATGGGTAAGGCACTTATATTAGACACTCCAATGGGGCAGATCGTTAAAGGTTTACTCGATGGTGGCGTTCAACTAGGTGTATCAACTCGTGGTATGGGAAGTCTAGAGAATCGTAATGGAACCAACTATGTAAAAGAAGATTTTATGTTAGCAACGGTTGACATTGTTCAAGATCCATCCGCCCCAGACGCTTTCGTTAATGGCATTATGGAGGGGGTCGACTGGATATGGAACAATGGCGTGATAGAAGCTCGAGACATTGAAAAGATTGAGACTGAAATTAAGAAAGCTCCACGATCGAGATTGTATGAAGTACAAACTCGTGAGTTTAAGAATTTCCTCTCGTTGCTTAAATAATAGAGGAGTCAAAACATGACTGATCAAAATTACGAACAGGATGTCGACCTCGATGAAGCAACGGAAGTTGTGGACGAGGCTAAGGCACCAACTACAAAAGGTAAGGCACCAGACCCTGATCATTCCGAAACTGATGGAATGACAAAGACTGATCCTAAAGCCCAAGCTAAAAAAGGCGCGGCCGGAACAAGTAAAGCCAAAAACGGTGATACTTCCGGTCAAGAACCAATGCAAAAACTGAATGCTGGATACGGATACGAAAACAAAATGGAAAATATGACTAAGTTGGCAGCTTTGCCTGCTGATGTTATTAATACATTGTATCAAGAAGCATTTGGCACTGACTTGGATCTAGATGAGTCCGATGAAGAATTGGTAGAGTATAACTTTGATGACGATCTGGAAGCTTTGGTTGAATCCGAAGCAACTCTTTCAGACGACTTTAAAGGTAAAGCTTCTACAATTTTCGAAGCTGCTGTTAATTCCAAAATTATGGAAAAAGCTGCAGATATGGAACTTGTCACTGCAACCCTTATTGCTGAAAAAGTAGAAGAGCTGGAAGAACAATATACTTCTGAAATCTCTGAAGCTGTCGTTGAAGCACGTGAAGAGCTTGTCGAAAAAGTCGACGGTTATCTAAACTACGTTGTTGAAACATGGATGGAAGAAAATAGACTGGCTGTTGAATCCGGTCTTAGAACTGAAATCGCTGAAACATTCATGGGAAGTCTGAAAGACTTGTTCACTGAATCTTACATCGAAGTTCCAGAATCCAAAGTTGATCTTGTTGATGATCTTGCTGAGCAGGTAATTGCTCTGGAAGAAAAACTCAATCAAGAAACATCTACTATCATCGAAATGAGATCTGAAATGCAAAATCTTGAGCGGCATGCAATTATTGCAGAAGCTTCAAAAGATCTTGCTGGAACTCAAGCCGACAAACTAACTAAACTTGCAGAATCAATTGATTTTGAATCATCTGAAGCATTTGCTGCTAAAGTAGATACTCTTGTAGAATCTTACTTTTCAGATCAACCTCAAGTAGAAGTTGAAGCTTCTACACCTAGCCAATCAATCACCGAAGCTAATGAGCTCGATGATGGTGAAGAAGTTGTAACAAGCACACGGATGGACCAATATCTAACTGCAATCAGATCAAATAACTAAGGAGACAAAAGATGTCTAACGCATACAAATCGCTTACTGAAAAGTGGGCACCGGTTCTGAACGAAGAATCAGCCGGTACAATTCAAGATCAATATAGAAAGTCGGTAACGGCTGTTGTTCTTGAAAACCAAGAAAAAGCTCTTCAAGAAGCCCGTTCTGCTCAGCAAGGTTACTTGACAGAGGATGCACCTGCTGGTGCAAATACTGGTTCGATCGATAAGTGGGATCCAATCCTTATTTCGCTCGTACGTCGTGCAATGCCCAACATGATGGCATATGACGTCTGTGGTGTTCAGCCAATGACTGGTCCAACTGGACTGATCTTTGCGATGAAATCACGTTTCAATGGTGGTGTAACTACTAATGACGAAGCACTGTTTAACGAAGCAAATACCAAGTTCTCTGGTGATTCATCTGGTACAGCTATGCCCACTGATGGTTCTGGTCTTAGTGGTCTTACAGATGCTAACACTTCAGGTACTATCGATGATGAGCGTTCAGCTGTTCATCCAAGAGGTGGTATGGATACAGCAAACGGTGAAGGTCTTGGTACTACTGGTACTAGTCCTAACTCTGCTTTCAATGAAATGGGTTTCACCATTGAGAAAGCAACTGTATCAGCAAAAACACGTGCATTGAAAGCAGAATATTCGCTTGAACTCGCACAGGATCTGAAAGCAATCCACGGTCTGGACGCTGAAAGCGAACTGGCTAACATTCTTTCAACTGAAATTCTTGCTGAAATCAACCGGGAAGTAATCCGTACTATTAATAGCCAAGCTAGAACTGGTGCTTCTACATCTCAAACAGCAGTTGACGGTGTCTTTGATCTGAAGAATGATGCTGATGGTCGTTGGAGTGTAGAGCGTTTCAAAGGTCTGATGGTTCAGATCGAACGTGAAGCAAATGCAATTGCAAAACTGACTCGTAGAGGTCGTGGTAATTTCATCATTACTTCTTCTGATGTTGCTTCTTGCTTGTCTGCTACTGGAATGTTGGACTATGCTCCAGCTCTGAAAGATAGCCTGACAGTCGACGATACTGGTAATACTTTTGCTGGTGTTCTT